ACGTGTCGGCAATGGAGGATTTTCCTTACGCTCCAAGCGTCTTCTCGAAGTCCCCAGTAAAGTCACCGTCCCTTGGGAAGTAAACGAAGGAACCTTTTATAACCATCAAAACGCTGGACTATATAATGAGGACGGGAACATATGTTGCCACAATAGACACATCTTTACGGAACAAGGATGTGTGTATGCTCCCGTCGAAGTGGCAGCAAGATTTTCAAAAGAGGTGCACTGTCCAGAACATGACGGTATTGAAACCTTTGGATTCCATTATCATTTTCAAGATATACGATGAAGTCAGCGAAAATATATCCACTATGGTGGAACCCTTGGGGTGATCAAGGATTAGATTTTGATTGTAAGGTAAGCATTTCTATTGACAATCTTACATATGATAAGAATGCAGATTATAAAATATTATTTTTAGCAGAACCCTTAGCAATTTTACCCACTGTGAGTGAGGGTGCGTTGAGGAACGCATATAAATTTGATAAAATATACACATTTACACAGTCCATACTAACAAAGTATCCTACCGCAGAATTATTTGAGTGGGGGTCTTGTTGGTTAGACTTCAAGGATCTAAAAATCTCAAAGAAAAATAATGTCTCTTTTGTTACAAGCAGCAAGAGTCAGAGTGTAGGGCATCAGTTACGATTACAGATCAATGACATGTTGAAAAAAATTGATGTATCTAATGGTCTTCAATACTATTCGCACCTGTCTCCCCCATTTCATCAAAGAAGAAATGATTTTTTTGAGTCGTCAAAGTTTCATATCGCAGTAGAAAACTCTAGACAAAAAAATTACTTTACTGAGAAACTTATAGACTGTTTTGCCTCAAAAACTGTACCAATATATTATGGTTGTCCTAATATAGGAGATTGGTTCAATATGGATGGTATGATAACTTTCCAAGACCTTGATGAATTAGAACTAATCATTAGGAAATTAGATGCAGATGCATATAACTGGAGGAAAGATGCTATTGAGGAAAATTACGAGATTGCTAAAAAATTTCATAGTGATAATGACGTAGTTCCTAGACTAACCCGTAAAATTATTGAGGAAGTGAACAATGCCACTTAACGGATCTAATCAAACCAATTATATAAAAAAGGACTATGAATTTCTAAAGGTAAAACCTGAAAGAATGAGAGATCTGAAAAAAAATTACTCTCAAGTATGGCAAGATATATTTGCATTGGTTGTCAATGATGCAAAGGTCGATGGCACATTCTTAGAAATAGGTGGTGCTCAACCATTCATAGGTAACAATACATGGTTACTAGAAGAAGGTTATAATTGGAGAGGATTATCTATAGAACTAGATCATAATCTCTGTGATATGTGGAAAGGATATCGACCTAACACCAAACTTTACGAAGCAGATGCAGTGGAGTTTGATTACGTCAAGGCAGTAAATGATCTTGGTCTACCCAGACACATGGATTACCTATCATTTGATCTTGAACCACCACAAATCACACTTGATACATTGAAAAAATTTCCACTTGATAAATTGTCGTTCAATTGTGTCACCTATGAGCATGATATGTATCGTCAGTGGGGCGATACAGCAGGACATCGTGATATATTTTCAAAATATGGTTATGATTTAGTTGGATTTCAGATTCATAATGGTCCTTGTTGTATGGAAGATTGGTACATACATGACAGTGTACCTCTTGAGATAAGAAACGCACTTAGAAGTTACGCATGTCAACCGTATGAAGTTGTATTAGATCTATGAAAATATATTTTGATGGATGCTCTTGGACTTGGGGTGCTGAACTAAAAGATCCATTTCAATCACGTTATAGTAAAATAATATGCGATGAACTGAAGGCAGAGGAGTATAATATTTCTAAGAAAGGTGCGAGTAACAATCGCATTACAAGACAATTATTAGTTGACCATAAAAATATTAATGAGTTTGATCTTGTCATCATACAACTTACATATCCACAGAGAGAAGAGTACTACGATAAACGAGAGAAAAAATTTAGAGATTGTACAAATTGGTCGCAGGTTGCAAAATTTTCTTTATCAGAACTATCAAAAGTAACATGGTGCAAGAAGTTGCGAGATAAAATTATAAACAAAACAGAACTTGATCCAATAGATAAAGCATGGTTAGATTATTACAGATACGTATATGAGGATGAGTATGGTGATGCTTATGAAGATATGAATGCGACAGCGATAAGAAGTTATTGTAAAGCAAATTCTGTGCCCTTGATATTAGCAACAACTAAAAAAAAGAAACATAGTAGATTGACGTACGACGTTTGCTGTGGTGATGTGCCAAGAGCAAGTGGTGGTCATCCTAATGAGGAGGGTCATGCTATAAATGCTAAACAAATTTTAGAATTATTATGAAAGTTAGTTATTGCATTCCAACCCATGACGGAAATAAAAAATGTCAACAGTATCTTTTTGATATTTTCTTTGCATTAGAACATCAAACCAATAAGAATTTTAACGTTTGGATTTCAGATCATAGTAAATCGGATAAAATATTAAAAGCGTGTGAGGAATATGCTGATTTATTTGAAATCAACTATGTAAAAAATGATTTATCTTTGGGGAATATTAGTAGTAATACTAATAATGCAATGCTATATGCTGATGGTGACATCTTGAAGGTATTGTTTTCTGATGATATTATTCTCACTAAAAACTTAACTGAAGAGCTTGACAGAGCATTTACCACAGGTGTAAAATGGGTTGTAACTGGTTTTGCTCATACTATTGACGATGGTAGGAGTCATTATAATCCAAAACTTCCTGTATATAATGACAGATTACTTGAGGGTATCAATACATTAAGTTCACCCTCCATCCTTGCAGTTCGTAAAGATTTGAAAGAGTATTTTGATGAAGATTTAGTTATGTTGATGGACTGTGATATGTATTACAGACTCTATAAATATCATGGAGAACCACTGGTGTTACAGGATTATCACATCTCAAATAGAGAGCATCCTAACCAAACTCAAAGAACATACGAGCACCTCCTACCAAAGGAGATTGAATATTTGAAGAAAAAACATTTATCATGACTATAGGATTCAACCACCTAGGAAGACATGGAAGACTGGGCAATCAAATGTTCCAGTATGCAGGACTACGAGGCATCGCTGCTCATCGTGGTTTTGATTTTATGATACCATCAAGTGATTTTAAGGATCCCTATCAAGATCATCAATTATTTGAGGCGTTCAAACTTAAGGGTCTTACAAACATAGGAATATGTGCAGGTCCTTATGTACAAGAGGCACACTTTCATTTTGATCAAAATTTATATAACAATATGCCTGATGGTCATAATGTTTTTGGATATTTGCAAACCACAAAATATTTCAATATTATAGAGAAAGAAATAAGGGAGGACTTTGAATTTAAGAATAAAATTATGTTACCATGTGAAGAGATGATAGGAACCATTCAAGACCCCATCGCTTTACATGTCAGACATGGTGACTACGGTTGTGAAAATCATCCTATTTGTTCTAAAGAATATTATGATACTGCTCTGTCAAAATTTGATAGTAAACGCACCGTGGTTATTTTTTCAGACGATCCTGAATGGTGTAAATCTGAATTTTCTGGTGATAGATTTCTTATCTCAGAAGGTGGTGACAATCTCGCAGATTTATGTATGATGTCTTTGTGTTCTGATTTTATCATTGCTAACTCATCGTTCTCGTGGTGGGGATCATGGTTAAGTAAGAACCCAAACAAAAAAATTATTGCACCAAAAAAATGGTTCGGCACTGGTTATACAGCAGCACATGATACGTCTGATTTATACTGTGACAACTGGGAGGTATTATGACAGAAAGACCACCATCATACGATCTTACTAAGTGCACTTTTATAATACCACTTAGGATTGAGACTGCTGATAGAATGAGGAATATAACAACATCATTGATATACTTACTCAGTAATTTTGACACTCATATTATTATAAAAGAGTTTGATGCTGAACCTATCTTTGATCTACGTGTTGTCCCCATGTTGGAAGAAATTCTTCCTTATGAAAAATTGTGTAGGATAGATCATCAGTTTGAGAAGACAAATGAATTTACCTTTCATAGGACAAGATTACTCAACGATATGTTGTGGCAAGTTAAAACTCCAGTTACTGTTAATTATGATTGTGATATCATGTTACCTATTGATTCATACATATATGCTCAAAATATGATAGTCAATCAGTATAAAGAAAATGAGAACTCTACCCCACCTAAGGTTGTGTACCCCTATGGATTTGGTAATTATCAACATCAATTACATGTAGGTGATAAGGAGGTAACTAACTTCATTAACTCTGGATTTGATTTCAAAAAATTTGAAGGTCATATCAGACAATGGGATGCTAAGTATGGTTTCTGTCAGTTCTTTGATACTGATGAGTATAAAAGATTAGGTGGAGAAAATGAAAATTTTATTGCCTATGGATACGAAGATGATGAGAGATTTTTCAGATTCAATATGCTATCCAGTGTTGCCAGAATAAATGATTTTATTTTTCATTTAGAACATGGTAGGTCTGCTAACTCTTGGTTCAATAATCCACACATTGAAAGTAACAAATCATTGTGGGAGGAGTTGAAATTGAAAGGCAAGAAAGGATTGACTAACTATTATGAAAACGTTGACTATCTAAAGAATCGTAATGGACAAAAATAAATCAGCGTTCAAGTTAGCAGGGTTTCCAAATGTATTATGGATCAACCTTGACAGGTTCCCTGAACGTAGGGAATATATGGAGGAACAACTTAATTACTGGGAAGTAAAAGATCATTATCGTATCACTGCCATTGATGGTGCAGAGTATGAATCTTATCTAAAAGGTACGGTGCCACCTAATATGAATGATGGTGAGTTAGCATGTGTCATGTCACATTTGAATGCCATTAAATATTTTGTTGAGGAGACAGATCTTGATGAAATAATGATCATGGAAGATGACGTTGATCTATCAGTAGCAAGACATTGGGACTTTACATGGAAGGATGTCAGACGTAGAGTGCCTGTTGCTTTTGATGCACTACAACTTACCATTATAAATCCCAATGGTATCACTTTGAAATTACATCATAGATTTATCAATGACTTTTCTGCTGCTTGCTACCTTATTACTCGTCATCATGCAAATAAACTTCTCAAAATACACAAGAGGGGATCGCAATGGAAAATCGATCAAAACATCAGACCAAGAGCAGTCTCGGAAGACTTGATACTTGACAGTGGAAAATCATACTCAACTCCATTGTTTAATTATAGATTGGATATGGGATCAGCAATACATGAAGAACACATAGACATTTTTCACAAAGGAAGTAATAACGCATTAGTAGATTTTTGGAAACAAAACGGTTCTGATGTTAAAATAGAAGAGGTGATGCAATTAGATGAATATTGTGGTAGAATACCACCACAAGTGTATATAAACCAAGGTAAACAGGAGTTACAGAATGTCAATTGAAAGAGTCATGTACGATCAAAAGGGTGGCAATATCCCTGATGGTTTAGTACAACCAGATTTTACAGAGATGATTGATTACGGACACATTGGTGTGTTTGATAACTTTTTGAAGTGGGAGTTTTGTGATAAAGTTGTAGAGGCATTTGAATTTTGGTATAATAAAAAACATATAAAAACCTCAGAAGATATAAACAAATGGGGTGATGGAACTACTCAATTTCCTCAAGGTGGATTGGGTAGGAAAGATCATCAATTGTACATGGAGGTTGCGGACGCAGCTTATGCAATGGAGATCAATCAAGCAGTTGGTGCTGCTTTTGAAATATATGCTAAAAAATATAAAGGTATAATTGATGCAGCAGATCCTGTATCCTCATGGACATGTAAAATACAGAGAACAGATCCTGGCGGTGGATATCATGTATGGCATTGTGAAAACGGTAATTTTTTGTACCGTGATAGAGTGGTCACATGGATGATATATCTTAATGACATTCCATATGAGAGTGGTGGAGCAACTGATTTTTATCATCAAGAGCAGTCATTCCAACCTAAGAAAGGCACCATTGTGTTGTGGCCTGCAGCATATACTCACGTGCACCGAGGTGCTTTCCTTACAGGAAAAGACTCTAAATATATTGCTACTGGTTGGTTCTCAAGAGAACCAGGCAATGTAACTAATAGAACTCTTGGTGAGTTGACTGGAAAACTAACCCCTGAGGATAAACTAAATTGATTATTTTTTATACATGCGTAACCAATGGTTACGATAAGATAGTTGAACCTTACAAGGACCCTGATGTAAAATATGTGTGTTTTTACGATGATGGTGTAGAACCAGAGGCAAAGGGGTGGGAGTACATTAAACTCACAGTCGAGGGAACATGCCCTGTGAGAAGATCATATCATCCTAAACATAGACCTGACTTATATTTTGATAAAGGTTCGACTACCGTATGGGTTGATGCGTCTTATGAAATAACACAATCATTAATTAACGAGTCAAAAATTATATTTAAGGATTGTGATTTTGCTTTACAAGAACATCCATCAAAAAGGTCACTACCATCAGAGTTTGCAAAATTATATGGCGAAGGGTTTTCTACTAAGGAAGAGATACTTAGTATGGCAAAGAAAATAAAAACCATTGGATATACATTGAATGAATATAATCAAACAATCAATAGTGTAATATGGAGAGTATTGACACCTGAGGTCATAAGATGGTGTTATATTTGGAGACAATGGTATGATCTTGGCATCAATAGAGATCAAGTATCAAGTGCTATAGCAGAGCATATTGTGTCTAATCAATACAGGATACCTATGTCTTTCAAACCTCGTAGAGTAAAGATTAAGGTTGAGATGGAGAGAACAAATAGACAGAAAGAATATTGGCAATCATATGACATGCATGATAAACCGTCTCTAGAGGAGCAAATGAATTTGCTCAGTGAGTTGAGTTTAATATTTGATAGTGATGCAGATAAATTTACCCTAAGCAAGATGTATGCATGTGTAAGATATCCTCCCTTCGAGTTGAATCCAATCACTCAACCTGAGAATATGGTTGTTTATACATGCATAACAAATGGATATGATAAGTTTCCAAAAAATAATTATTATCATCCTGACGTAAGATATGTTTGTTTTCACGATGGTACAATAGACACCACGGTAAAACCTTGGGAGTACATAAAATTAGATGTGGACATTGAGTGTCCTAGAAGGTTATCATTCTATCCTAAGGCAAATCCACATCTCTATTTTCCACCTGGCACAAATACAATATGGATTGACGCTTGCTATCAACTTACCAGAGAATTTATAACGAAAAGTAAAAAATGTTTTCCATTTACTATGCTAAGACATGCTTCTAAGTTCTCATACTTTGATGAGATGTTAGAGGGTTTTACTTGTGCATTTTTTAGTTATGATGATGGTATATTATTGACTAAAAAATTACAAGAAGCAGGATACAATTTTAGGACTTATGGAAGTCCTCTTGGAACTATCGTATGGAGAACTATGTCATCTAAGATGAAAGAGTTCAACAAACAATGGTATGATTGGTCATTAGTGGGATGTAATAGAGATCAAATTGCTTTTGATGCAGCGTTAAAATTTTCTGGAGTCAAGTTACCTTCAGTATATGAAAACAGAAATGATGCTGGTATAAAATTAGGTTATTATAATAAGAAAGGTAGGTTAGGAAAGCATCCACAGAGAGGAGATTTGAAACAATATAAACGTAAGGTTCAGTTTTTAGGAGAACTTAGTAAGATAACTAATTTGAGTGCTCATTTATATACTGAATATCCAGATCATGAATTTTACATGAGAGTTTATAACATACTATGAAAATAATTATCTACACATCCATAACAGATGACTATGTAGATCTATGTACAGATCTTCCTGAGGGTGCGACTTACATTGTATATGGAGTAGAAAATCCACCCTCTCCTTGGACAGGTGCTAGTATTGAGGATCTTGGTGACCCAGTAAGGTCATCAAGAAAACCAAAGATACTATGTCCGTTTGATCAACCAAACATATACATTGATGCATCAAAGTTACATCTTATCAATGAAGAGTTCTTGAAGTTGAGTGAAGATATCCTATCTAAAGATAGATTATTTGTAATGCAACATCCTCATCAACATAGTTATCTGGAGGAGTGTGCAGAATATGTCAGTAAAGGGTGGGTTGATAGTGATAAATTATTAGAATTTACCAACTTATTATCAGAAACTCATTTTAATTTTGAGGAATACTTTTCACCTTTGTGTACAATTATTTGGCGAAGTAAGAAGACGGACGATCTCAACGAATTATGGTGGGAGTGGTACAATAAAGGAGGAGTAAGAGATCAGTTATCTTTTTCTGTGGCATTACAATTGTCTGGAGTGGATTATGATTTTGAATACTCTAGAACTTTTCTTGATAAATTTACAGACGGTTCTCCAGAAGGTATTTGGTTTACACCATCAGACAAAAATAGATGTGGTGATTATAAGTATGCTGATCCTGTAGATCCAACAGAGTTTACGGATTTACTTACCGAACTCACAGGTTTATATGATTGGGATAAGTATTATAGATCTGGAACTGACAATGTAACTGGTGATTATTTTTTTGGTCATGCAGGAAAATATAGTTATGCTATTGCATGGGATGATGAATCACGAAACCAAATTATTATATACACATCAATTACAAATTGGTATGATGAGTTTCCTGATGAAAATTATTATGATCCAGATGTAAAGTATGTTTGTTTTACTGATGGTAAAGTAAACAAGAAAGGACCTTGGGAATTTAGGGAGATACCAGCACATGTATTAGAAGAGGCGGGTGCATGTCCTAGAAGGTTGTCTGCCTTTGCAAAGTTGTGTCCACACAAACTATTCCCTGTGGGATCTAAGACTGTGTGGTTGGATGGATGTTATGTGCATACTAAGGAGTGGGTTGATCAGTGTAAAGAAATACTGAATAGGAATCCTTACTCTGGTATGGGTGGATGGGGAGCACTAACACACATGTTACACCCACATAGATTTACTTTTCATAATGAGGTGATGGAATGTTTTGCCACGAACTATAATACTAAAGAGGAGTTGTTAGAACTTATTAATGCTTTAGTGGAGGTAAACTATGACTTCACAAGTTACTGCTCCCCAGTCCTTACATGTATATGGAGAGCAATATCTGAAGAGATGTTTGAGTTTCATGATTTGTGGTGGAAATATTCTTTGATAGGATCTAATAGAGATCAGATATCATTTGATTGTGCTAGACAATTGACAGGTGTAGAATGGGACACGATACCTGATTGGGAATCAATAGGTCTCGACCTAACCTCATCAGAAGCTAAAAGATATAGAACAAAAAGGCATCCACAAGCAGGACGTTTTAATGAATATAGCACTCTCAATGAAATCATTGAAGCATGTTACGAATTTCTAGCAGAGATAAGACCTATAACAGGTATACAAGATGAGCATCAAATTTTTCAAGTAGGATCTCACGATAAGATCTATGATAAAACTAGATGGGATGAGGAAAAAAATAATTTTGCTTTGTTACGTGAGGGAGATTGGGTCTATGATCCCACTTTAATGAAAAGAAATGGTAAGGTGGTGTCAATACAAGACTATGTAAACAAAGTTGCGTTGGGAAGAACCATTGGTAATGTTGACAACAATGCTAACAATGCTTTCTGGGTAAAAAGATTGAAATTATCTTTAGGTTTGAAGAACTTAAAACCAGAACACTATAAAATGCATGTATGGGATTGGGGGTGGTCGTTTAATGATTACGTGAGAAAAAATGTATTGGAACCTACCTTACCTCCCACATGAAAGCACTAATAACATTTGGTTGTAGTTGGACTTATGGTACTGGATGTTTTTATCATGTGCCTCTCACTAGAGAGGAATATAGAAAACAAAAAAAGAAGTCACAAGAAACTGATGAAATTGCAAATAAATTTTCTTTCCGTGGTCTCCTTGCTCAAAAACATGGTTATCACAATATAAATTTTGCATCACAAGGTAACAGTAATCAAACACAACTACGAAAGGCACAAGAATTTTTCAATACAGATGAGTATAAGAGATATGATAAGGTTATAGTTTTATGGGGAATTACCTCTACTGCAAGAGGTGAGGCATGGATAAAAGGTAGACCGTGGAACAATAAGAACAGTGAGGAAGAACGTGAGGGACAGTTTAAATCTTTCATGTACTCTCACAATTTTGGATTGGCAAAACAGATAATAAAATTTCATTACGATCATTCAGCAGAAGTAGGAAGACTAAAAACACATATACATCATTGGAATAAATTTTTAAGTCTATTGGGTATTCAAAATTATTGGTTTGATACATTCAATCATCATAAATATGACATACCCTTCATGATATTCCGAAAAGATAAACATAGAGATCTTATGTCAAAACTATGCATGCTCACAGGCGAGTCATATGAAAACGATAATTATCATTTTTCACAATATAAAAATGATTGTAATCGGTCAAACTATTTGATAAAAAATTCAATAATAAATCCATACTCACTTCACCCCACAATGAAGGGACATAAAATGATCGCTGACATGCTTGATAAAGAGATATCTTGGACATGAAAGCACTCATAACATTTGGATGTAGTTGGACTAAGGGGAAGGGATCATTCTATCCAAGTGAGGGTATGTTGGAGGATCAATTTTTCAAATCACTACAGTCTGAAAATGTAGATGAATTGAATAGTAAATATGCTTTTAGAACTTTACTATCCGAGAGACATGGACTCAAGAATATAAATTTTGCAAAGGGAGGTTCATCTAACTCAGCACAGTTTAGATGTGCAGAGGAGTATTTCAACACTGATGATTATAAAAAATATGATAAGGTTATAGTCTTGTGGGGTATCACTGCTACATCAAGAGGAGAGTTTTGGGACGACAAGGACAAAAGATATACTTGCACAGCATATTCAGTCAGACATAACAAACCTAAGATAGGAGATGTCATGAGAGAAAGATACTATAATCATGAGGTCGAGGTAAAAAGATTGTCTACACAAATACAGCACTGGGATAATTATTTCAAACTAATAGGTGTAAAAAATTATTGGTTTGATACTTTTAATCATCATGATTATGATTATAATAGTCCTAACATGATTTTTGGAAATGATAATCCAAGAGATCTTCTTAGTAAACTAAGCATTGATAATTCTGTTGTCTACTCATGGCATAATTATTTCAATCTAATTGGTGTAAAAAATTATTGGGATGGTTATCATCACTCTGTTTGGACACGTGATTCAGGTAGAATAAAAAATTTAGAGAAAAAAAATTTGATAAACCCTCATACCTTGCACCCAAACATTGATTGTCATATTAAGATTGCAGACATGCTTGACAAGTTTGTAAATTTTTGATACAGTATATAACATGAATGCACTTATAACATTTGGATGTAGTTGGACTAAAGGTCAATTTAGTTGGTATGACCCCAACATCTCAAAGTACACACAAATGTCTGTGCAAGAGATGCAGAAAAATAATCGTCAGGAGGTTGATGAATATTGTTTTAGAACTATACTATCAAGGAGACATGATTATGTAAATATAAATTTTGCAGCAGGTGGTTCATCAAATCAAAAACAATTTAGATTAGCGGAAGAATATTTCAATACAGATGACTACAAAAAATATGATAATATTATAATACTATGGGGTATCACCTCTACAGCAAGAAGAGACGAGTGGAGTAATAAAAAGAATCGATACGTAAATTTTCAATTGACTAATTTATCCAAGCTAGAGTGGGCAACTAATCATTATAATCATGAGATTGAGGTAAAAAGGTTGTCTACTCAAATGCAACATTGGGATAATTATTTCAAGATGATTGGAGTAAAAAATTATTGGTTCGATACCTTTAATCACCATGACTACACCTATGATAGTCCTAATATGATTATGCAACATGAAAAACCAAGAGATTTGATGAGTAATTTGTGTATTGATAAGGGACATAATTCAAGCATGAATAATTATCATCAATCAAAGTGGGTTTTAGATGATGATAGAATAAAATTTTTATGTAAAAAAAATTTAGTAAACCCAATCACATATCATCCTAATAGAGAGTGTTCTATTCTTCTTGCAGACATGCTTGACAAGTTTGTAAATTTTTGATACAATAAATAGTACGGAGTGATTTTTGTTTTCACTCGACTCCCCGTAAACCAAGACCTAAAGGGAGTATAAATCACGTCTTTCTTTTACCCCCTCATATACCCGCATTCTTAAATGACAACTATTTCACGTCAACGTGGTGGTTTGCTTTCAGGATGGGACGAGTTTTGTGGTTGGGTAACCTCAACTAACAATCGCATTTACGTAGGTTGGTTTGGAGTTCTAATGATCCCTTGCCTACTTGCTGCTGCTGCTTGTTTCATCGTAGCATTCATCGCTGCACCTCCTGTCGATAT